CGTTATCCCACGTAGGAATATCTTGATATATCTCACTCATTATGCATCATATGCTAGTCCTTGACCTCCGCGTACTTTGCTAGATTGCTCCTCTTGTAAGTCTTTATAAACTCCTTTGAATGAGGCTCTTATCTGATCAAAATTCTTTGCGGCTGCTACAAGTGAATTAATATTTCCATCTCTTCCTGCTGTGATGGGTGTAGTTTCCATATACTTTCCAAGCCTATCAAGCATTGAAGACATTCCTTTATATGCTCTAGATGTAGGAGTTTCATACATTCTTTCACAAAATCTTAATGCTGCAAAAACTGTAGCATCTTCTGTTGAGAACTCTCCTTCAATCTCACGCATTATTATAGATTCTTTTTCAACTTCTGGAGTATGAAAGAAAGGATTCATATCTGGATTAGGACAAGTCATATAAAACAGATACTGGTAAATCTTAAGATGCTCTTCTGGATATTCATCCATTACATCTTTTAATGCCTTCAGTGTATAACAGTGCTCAGTAGGGATTACTGTTCTGTTTTGAACATCAAATAGTTTTATTAACATTAGTGTTTTGTTTTAAGTTTATCTCTGTTGTCATTAATATAATGAATAATTGCCAATACTTCATCAACTAAATAAGGTATTGCAATTGGTAAAACTTCTTTTACTATAGGATCTCCATGAAGATCACGCTTTGTTATTGGGTATCCCCAGTCATCTTCACCTTCAACTTCAAAAATTACATGATGAACAAATATTCTTCCTGGCTTAAGTTTTGGATTATGCTTAAGTATAATGTACATGTAGATGCTTAACTGTAAAGCATAGTGATAGAAATGACAATCATCAAGATTATCTACTGGAGGTAACAACTTAGTTGATTTACCTTCCCAGTCTACCCATGATTCTTTTTTAATTTCTTTGTTAGTTTTATAGTCAATGATATTTACTTTACCATTGACTACTTCAACTAAATCTGATTGTCCACAAATACCTACTGAACGTAGATATACCATGTGCTCAGGATAAACTCCTGGTTCAAGCTTTTGAGATGGAGCATGTCTTATTCCATTATTCTCACCGGATGGTTTAAATACAGGAATAGTTACTCCTTCTCTTTCAATTGAAGCAAATGAACATATGTCATCTTCTCTTTGGTTATGATAAAATGTTCCAAGAGTAGTAGATCTATCTGCTTCATTTTTCCAAATTTGTTGTATTATAATAGGATCAACACCAGCCCACTTTGACTTCTTGTTTTTAGAAACTCTTTCTGCAACCTTCTTTGTATCAAAAGGTATTTTAAAATGAGAGACAAGTGTTGTTACACTTACCCAATCAATGTTACTATCTTCAAGACTTTTGTAACTGTGATCATCTGCGTTAAATACTATCATTTTTTTTAATTGTTAAGCATTTTCAATAATTGAATCAGCTAATGTTCTAGCTGCCTTATCTTCTGACATGAACATTTTTTTAATATTACTTATTTCTTCTTGAGTAAACTTACCTTCCATACCAAGTATTTTGAGTCTTAGAAGTTTATTATCTAATTCAAGTTTATCCATTCTTTCTTCTAAAAGAGTTGTAGGTGATCTATAAACATTTTTATGAGCTTCTGTTATTTGACTCCATAAACCATCTGCCATTGAGCCAGGTATTCTTTTAGTACTTATTATTGTTTCATCTGAAGTTGTTATTGAACTTGGCTTATATATTTCTTTTGCCCAATCATCTTCATTATTTGGATAGTCATACATAAAATTAATCTTTAAGGTTATCTAATGCATCTTCATCTTCTTCTGATATTAAAGAATTCCAACGTAAGTCAGGACAAGATGTAGATAGGGCTCTAACTTTAAAATGTAAAGAGCATCCACATAAATTACAACAAGGTTGAGTTCCTTGTACTACACAAGATTTACCTTCTTCATCTTTTCTAACACAGATATTACATATGGCCATACGCTTTTCAGCAATATGCTCAACAAACTCATCTCTTATAATAGAGTTAGTTATCCCCTCCAGTATCTGTTTTCTGTTCTTCCAAATTTCTTTAAGATTTGCTTTCATTTCTTTTAGATTTAATGTTATCCTTTTTGATTTCCTGATCTGCTATTCTCTGCTCTAGTTTGATCAGTAGATCAAGTTTGTTTTCTACAGCCTTCTTATTAAAGTAAGCTCTGAAAGTAGAAGTATCATGATTACTTAAACTCTTGGTATATTTGGGTATTGCTTTCCTAATTAATCTAGGTTTTGCTACAAACTGACCAAGACCATCCACATTTATTCTAGGATGTGCTAAGTTACTCATGTTCTCTCTTACTGCTTTATAATAGAATTCAATAAAGTCTTCTACTAAAGGTTCCGGAACATCTAGTTCATCAGCAACCTGTCTGTAAAGTTTATTTGCCTTCTTGGGATTCATGTGCTAAGAACTTATAATCTAATAACACTGTACCTTCTGTTTGAATCTTTAATGCTGGATTAAGCATAATCAACTTCTTATTCTCTGAATCTTTAACTACTAAACCATTCTTCTCAGATTTGTTTATAGAATTTCTTACAGTTTGTGGAGACTTAAATATCCAATCCTCATCTGTAGAAGTATCAACACAAAAATGACTGAGCTCTATTGGCTGGTTAAAACTAAGCAATGTCAAACAGTTAAGATCAGACTCACTCATTGCTATATGATTAACATAACAATGAGTTAAAATCTGAAATTTTACTACATCCCACTTTGGCATCTTTACACGTTTCTCAACTTGATTTACTAATGCCATGATGTTATCCCTTTTTTAGTTTTCTTTCTTTTGGTTTATCTTCACTCTCTGGACCCTCTGCTGGTCTCTCTTGAGTTTCTTGCATCATCATTGCATACTGTATACCATACTGAGCACGTCTAAATCTTTCATGATCAATGTCAGCTAATAGTTTTTCATACTCATGTTGTGCTTTAAGATAAGGAAGAGACTCAGTGTAGAAAAGTAACATTTCTTCTTTTCTTGCTGTTAGTTCTTCTGCTGATAACTGTTGCTCAGCTTCATTAAATTGTTGGTTGTCCATCTTATTATATTTTAAAGTTTACACAAATATACAATTTTTGTTTAAACATATATAATGTAAAAAAGAAAATCCAGGCATACAACACACCTGGATTACTATACTTTAAGTAGACTTATCTATTTTTAATGGTAAAGTTGCAAATAGTTATCATATAAAATTCTCTAGATATATCAATCTCTACGGTAAAAAAATCAATTTTACCAATTCTAAAACGAATAGCAAACTTATCCCATTGCTTATTCTTTACTTTCCAGTTGTTTCTAAGTATCATACAATATCATTTGATTCAATTAATGTATATGTAAAGTTGTTTCCATGTGCAGCTTTTGCTTTACGGCAAATTGCCATAAACTCTTCAAAGTCTGCGGCCTTCTTAAACACTTGACATCCTTCTGACCAGTTTTCTACAAAAGTAGAATCGGCACCAGCTTTATGAATATTGATACCAAAGAGACCTTCTTGAATAGACTTCTCATCATATATCATATCCTTGTTTGGATCACGGTATACTTTAACTGGTTTGTTTTGTCCTAGTGCTTCATACTTACCAGAATGAAGACGCATTATATGAGAGTTAATATATTGTCCTTCAACTAATCTAGCTACACCAGCTTTGTTTCCAAATTGCATTACACCTTTAGTTCCAGGATCTGTAGTTGCTGGCCAACAATGAAAATGCTCTACATCATCAACAGTATAAGTTAAAGTTAAATGATCATCAAATAAGTTAGTTACTTTTTGACCTGTAGAAGAGTTTCTTACTCCTACAATATTTAACATTAAATCTTTACCATCAAACCACTTGTGTCCTTTTGATGCTACTGCTTTTTTTATTTGAGCTGCTGTGTACTTAGTAGCAACTGCAGGTTTACTATCTACAGTAATACCCATTTTAGCTAATGTAGCAGGCCCTACTACTCCATCAGGAGTTAATCCGTTCTTAGTCTGCCAAGCTTTTACTGCTTCTTCTGTTTTAGGGCCAAAGTTTCCTACTGGATCTACACCTAATACTACTTGAATCTTTTTGACAATCTCATTGTTGTCTCCTTTTTTAAGTACCATAATTATCCTATTTCTTCGTTATTACTTTCTTCTTGAGAAGTTTTATTAGCTTTCTTTTTAAGTGACATGATTCTACCTGCTGTAGTAATACCAAATGCACCAAGAGTAATGATCATAAAGCCATCAAAAATAAACTCTTTAATAATTAATTCTTTACCCCAAATACCTGTAACTACATCAACTATTAATATAAAGGCCATAGCAAAGAATGCTACTACACCTACAAATGCTTGTTCATTGATTTTGTTGTCATCTGAGATTAGCTCTCTAAAAAATTTTTTCATAGTGTGTCTGATTTAGTTTTACCCCAAAAATTCTTCTGTTCTTTAATAACTATTGTATCGTGAATAACAATAGTGTCATAAATATAAATTTTTACTTTTTTAATAACCTCAACAGTTTCTGCAACTGGTGTTTGTGCTAATTGCTCTTCTGCTGTTAATACAGTTTTCTCAAGCTGTTTTACATCTGACTCTAGTAGTCCATTCTCTTCTACTAATTTTTCATTATCAAACTGAAGAGTTTTTGCAGTATCAACAACATCAATATGCTCTGTACCACTCTTAAGTATTTGAGTAAGCATAAGAGCAATGATTATTGCTATAAGTCCAAGTATTACAAGCTTGTTTTTCATCGCTTAGAGATTATAATGTCTTGTAGTTTCTCAAGGGCTTTTGTGTTATTGTTCAAAGCCTCTGTAGTTTTTTGAGCATCTGAAGCAATATAAGTAGTGAGTTCTTTTTGTAGCTCATCAACTTTAGTTTTTAATTTGTCTTCAGAAGCAAGTTGTCTCTTTAGCATAAACCAAAGAACAGCTCCTAATCCTAGGACCACAACTCCTAGTGCCCCATATTGGGTTAGTGTTTCAAATACTCCAAATGAAGGAGCTTCAGCAGATAGTACCATATTAGTGTAGTTTAATCATTAGTTCTTTAACAGCATTAGATAAATCACTTACATTCTTAGCAAGCATCTTGATCTCTAATTGTGTTTGTTCTTGTATAGCTTGGTATTTGAGTCTATTCTCTTGTTCTACAAGTTCAATCTTACCTTTAAGTTTGCCTTGTTCTTCTGTATTCTTACGTACATCACTATGCACAATCTTTAGAAAATATCCAATAATTGTTATAGCTGTAGCTAATATAAACATCATTACTTCTGTTGTCATCTCTTAAATTGTTTTATTATAAAAAAAGATATAAATAAGATCAAAGAAAGGAATAGCATCCACCAAGGAAAGCTATCTTTTTCTTTATACTTTACTTGTTTAGTTTCAGCTTTATTATCTTGTTTGTTTGTTTTAACTAAAGCTTTAAGTTGTTTTGATAAAGAATCATTCTGCAGCTTCATCATCTTTTCTAAATGCTTATAGGAAGACTCTAATGCTTTTCTTTCCTGGCGTGTCATTCCTGCAGAAATAGTATTATTGATAGTTTGTACTGTACTATCTTTTGTAACTACTTCTTTATAAGTGTTAGTAATAGTATCAAAGATAGTTTCTTTAGTATAGTTATATTTCCATATTGTATCAGGAGTAATTACTGCTCCTTTTCTTTTAGCAATATCAATGTGTTTCTGCGCCTTGGATAAATGATGTTCAGTAGAACAACTATACATTGTAAAGAGCCATAAAAAACTTATTAGCAAAGCCCAAATAAATGCTATTAAATGATTCCAATTAATCTTCATGGCTGTATTTCATTGTTAGTATGTTTTATTTAAAATAAAAATGTCACTGTAGATATTGTTTCCTGTAGAAGCATTTTGCCATTGAGCTGTTACATCTAATACATTACTAATTGTTGTATCAAATGTTGTATTATTAACTGTGTTAAAGCCAAATCCTTGAACAGAAGCATTTGAAGTTTTTGTATAATGAAATGCACCTAAAGAAACTATAGATGCTACACCAGCAGCTCCTAATGATCTAATAGTAAAATCA